ACAAGCATCCTAAGTTCATACGATTTTCAACAAAAAAGATAAGGAGATAAATATGGATACACAAAATATAGAACCTACTGATTTTATGATAGTAGTTAGACCTCATCTTGATAAGAAGAATAAATGGACAGGAGAAGTTACTCTTAAAATGGTAGTAGATAAAGCTAATAGACTTGACGATGATGATTTCTATTCTATGATTTCTTTTACTAAGCAAATATGTGCCTCTGTTCCCTTGATGGAAGAGAATAAAATATTTAGAGATGAAACAGAAAGATTAGCTGATAAATATTTATCACATGATGACATGATTGATGGCATTGAAAGGTTGACTAAGACTAGAGAACGTGTTAATAATATAATACACGTAAATTTTAAACCAGAGGCATAAAGAATGCTAAGACACATGGAGTATATGAGAATGAAAGAGAAACAAGCAATGCAACAGTCTGATAATCTTGATATGGTCAACCACCCACCTCATTATAATAAGGCAGGTATAGAAACAATAGAAGCTATCAAGGCTATGACAGATGGTGGGTTTGAATACTACCTACAAGGAAATATTATGAAGTACCTATGGAGATACAGGTACAAGAATGGTGTAGAAGATTTGAAGAAAGCACAATGGTATCTCGAAGAGTTAGTTAACGTGGTTGAAAGCAATGAGAGTTAAAATCATGATGACACTGCACATAGATGCAGAAGAATATGCAGTACCTGCTGATGGCAGGGTAGATGAAGAGATGGAAGACTACATCAATGAGACTTTTCACGAGATAGAAGGAGTGAAAGTTAAGAGTATAAAAATAGTAACAGAGGAGACCTAAATGAGAAACTATTTACCAACTGATTATCAAAATTTTATTGCTCTTTCTAGATATGCAAGATGGAAAGAGGATGAGCAACGCAGAGAGACTTGGGTTGAAACTGTGGATAGATACTTTGATTACATGAGTAATCATCTGAAGACTAAGCATAATTATATAGTAACGAAAGCATTAAAAGAAAAGATAAGTGAATCAATAATGTCTCTTGGTGTTATGCCTAGTATGAGAGCCTTAATGACTGCAGGTGTAGCATTAGATAGATGTCATGTAGCAGGATACAACTGTAGCTACATACCTGTAGATAGTCCACGTAGTTTTGATGAGTGTATGTATATACTTATGTGTGGTACAGGTGTAGGGTTCTCTGTTGAGAGAGAGAATGTAGACAAACTACCTATAGTTAACGAACACTTTGAGAAATCATCTACTATAATAAAGGTAGGAGATAGCAGACCCGGATGGTCTAAAGCCTTACGTGAGTTGATTGCTATGTTATATGCAGGACAAATACCTACATGGGATGTATCAGAGGTACGACCTGCAGGTGCTAGATTAAAAACCTTTGGTGGTAGAGCATCAGGACCTGCTCCATTAGTTGACCTGTTTAAGTTCTGTATACAAAAGTTTGAGGGTGCTAAAGGTAGAAGACTATATCCTATTGAGTGCCATGATTTAATGTGTAAGATAGGTGAGGTTGTAGTTGTTGGTGGTGTTAGACGTTCTGCCCTTATATCGTTGTCTAACTTAGGTGATGACCAAATGAGACATGCTAAGTCAGGTCAATGGTGGGAGAATGAAGGACAGAGAGCATTAGCTAATAACTCTGTAGCATTCAAAGGTAAACCTGAGATGGGTACATTCATGAGAGAGTGGACATCACTATACGAATCTAAGTCAGGAGAACGTGGTATCTTTAATCGTAAGGCAGCCAAGGTAAAAGCATCAGAGAATGGTAGAAGAGACAGTAATCATTACTTTGGTTGTAATCCCTGTAGTGAGATTATACTTAGACCTTATCAGTTCTGTAATCTTACAGAGGTTGTTGCACGTGAAACAGATAGTTTGATGTCCTTAAAAGAAAAGGTACGTATAGCTACTATCTTAGGTACATTTCAGTCTACACTTACTGACTTTAAATACTTACGTAAAATATGGAGAGATAATACAGAAGAAGAAAGACTATTAGGTGTATCTTTAACAGGTATACTTGACTGTCCTATATGGACAGAAGAAGTATTAAAAATACTAAGAGACGTAGCAGTAGAAACTAATAAGAAGTTTGCTAAAGATTTAGGCATACCTCAATCAACTGCTATAACATGTGTCAAACCTAGTGGTACAGTATCACAACTAGTTGACAGTGCATCAGGTATTCATGCTAGACATAATCCTTATTACATTAGAACTGTACGTGGAGATAACAAAGACCCTATCACACAGTTTATGAAAGAGAGTGGCATACCTAGTGAGCCTGATGTTATGAAGCCTGACAGCACAACTGTCTTTAGCTTTCCTATGAAGTCACCTTCAGGTGCTATCACTAGGACAGAGATGACAGCTATTGAACAGTTAGAGTATTGGCTTATGTTTCAAAGGCATTGGTGCGAACACAAACCATCTGTCACTATATCTGTTAAAGAAGATGAGTGGATGGAAGTAGGAGCATGGGTGTATAAGAACTTTGATGAAGTATCAGGCATATCCTTCTTGCCTTTTAGTGACCATACATATGCCCAAGCACCTTATCAGGATATAGATGAAGCAAAATACTATGCACTATCGCATGAAATGCCTGACTCTATTGATTGGTCTAAGTTAGCAGACTTTGAGAAAGAAGATACTACAAGTGGCAGTAAAGAACTAGCATGTACTGCTGATGCGTGTGAAATGGTTGACATACAGGCTAGTTAATGATAGAAGGTACAGAAATACTATGGTGGCAGTGGTGGTTACTCATTGCCATCAGTATAAATACGACAATAAACTTAATCGTTTTCTTCAAGGGTAGGAAGCTACACATAAGGGAACTATTACATCTTAAACCCAAAGCGAAAGGAGTTGCTCATGGAAAACCTAGCACCAAGTAAAGAAGACAGAAAAAAGTTTGACATAGACCTAGAATATGGTAAAGTAAGGGAACAATTTGTAGCAGACATGTTACAAGATAAGAAGATAGAAGTAAAAAGTGAAAGAGACAAGTGGCAGAAGACAGGTAATATAGCTATAGAGTATCAATCATATGGAAAGCCTAGTGGCATAGAAGCTACTGAAGCAGACTATTGGTTTCATAATTTATGTATAGGTAAGGATATCTTTTGTACACTTGTATTTAGTGTAGATAATCTCAAGAAACTAATTGATGGATTAGATTACAAGAGAAGTGTATCAGGTGGAGACCATAATGCATCAAGAATGTACTTACTAAAACTTGATAAGTTATTTTCATCTGATGTTTTAAAAACGTTTAAAGGAGAAAATTAATGAGAGAGATGTTATTATCAGCCGCTAAGTCTTATTATGTTGGACTTATAAATAAACATATATCAAACGTAGAGATATTATTAACTAGGTCTGTGGGTATAGGAGAACATCAAGATATACAACAAGCTATTGATGCCGAGTTAGATGCAGTGGCTACAGCAGACGATAAACTTAACATGATACTAAAGTATTTTGAAAGGAGAGAATCCAATGAAGCAGAAGAAAAAAAGGAATCCAAGTCTAAGTAAGTATGATGCACCCCTACGTATTCAGTTTGAACGTGGGGTAAATGCTTTTAAGGGTAAGCAGTACATACGTAATGTTCATAAGAAGAGTGCTAAGATTATATGCACGGAGAGTCCATATAATACTAATACTATGCAACATAGAGAGTGGCAAAGAGGATATAACTTTGCTTACTTCAGACAGTTAGAGAAAGTGAAACGTGATGAAGCTAGAAGAAGAAGCCAAGAGGTTCATGCAGTCGCACAATAAAAGCCTTATATCTGCACATGAGTACCAAGAGAAGTGTAAGACTACAGCTATCTATCCTAAGAAAGATGCCATAGCTTACCTATCTCTTGGACTTGTGAGTGAGGCAGGAGAGGTAGCAGGGAAAGTAAAGAAACAAATACGTGATGGTACAGAATCAAACATAGCCTCTGAAATAGGAGATGTTCTTTGGTACTGTGCCATGTTAGCGAATGAGTTGAATGTCAATCTAGGTAAGATTATGGAAGACAATCTATATAAACTTAATGATAGAAAGACAAGAGGAACATTAGCAGGTTCAGGTGACAATCGTTAAACTAATATGGATGTATTGGTGTAAGGCTATGGGAAGTCATGCCTATGATAATGATAAAAAAGATGACCATATACATTTAACTATAAGAACATTTTGGTTTTTACTGCACATAACTACATGTCTGTTTATAATCATAGGAAATGGTAGACTACTACAATTTTGGTAGCTACATTTTCTCTCTTAATTTCTGTCCTATTTTAACTAGCAAAGCTATATGCTTTTCTTTGTCCAATTCAGGTGCTTTTCCTTCCTCAACATAGTATTGTCTTATAGATTCATCTCGCAAACTTTTAGGTAATCTTCTAAAAGATAGTAGCTGTCGTGCATATTCGGTGCTTTGCTTTTTACCTAGTCCATCAGAGGCTATCTTTCTTTTAAACTTCTCCATTCTTCTATCTACAAAGTTTCTTACTGCTGTCACAACGAACTTACGTTCTGTAAACTTATCTTTAGTAGCCTTACTTGCTTTTCTATAATCTTTTAATGCTTGTTTTTCAATTACAAGTTCTGCAACTCTAGCTACTTCAGGTATATATTCTCTAATTATTCTATTCTCTGCTCTCTGTACACTAGGAACACCTGACCTACTACCAAACTTAAAGTCTGTATATCCATACCTCATTAGATATTTACCTGCTTCACTATCCTCGTTTGTTAGATTTAAACCTAACAATACTTTGTACATAGGAAGAACTCTTTCTTTTTTATCTGTAAAAACAAACTCTTTCTTAGGTGCTTTTTCTTCTTCTTCAGCAGATACACCTAATGCTCTCTGTTTAAATGGCTTCTTTAATGCCTTCTCTCCTGATGCATAAAAATCTTCAAACACAGGGTCTTCTCTAAAGTCTTTATACTCTGTACCCCTAAAACCTAATGCTCTTTGTGTGTCAGTTATCTGATTAAATGGCACAAACCAACTAGATAGATAGTTACCAACAGGTCCTAATAAAGCCTTACCTGCCCTCTCACTGTCTGTAATGTCAACAGAGTCTATAATATTAGCTATGTCTTGGAATATACTTTGACCTACACCAACTCTTAGATTAGTTCCTAAGAATGTTTCTAAAAACTCTTTACCATCAAAGAATGTAGATAGTGTACCATCCATAAGTCTTTTAGCAGACTCTCCTAGATATAAAAATTGTCTTACAGGAAACTGTGGAGTTGTATCCATTTCAGTTCCGTCACTAACTTTTAGTTTCTTGTAGTCAGGTGGAGCTTCTTCAGAGTTTCTATATTGATATGCACCAAACATAGTGGCTACACCTATTAAGTTTCTTGATATTTGCTCTCTTTCTTTTGGAGTTAATGCTCCTCTCATGCTAGGTTTAAGTATACTAGTTAATTTTCTAGCTAAAGGAATGGATGCACCACCCATATACTGACCCATGAGTTCCATACTATTGAACATAAACCTTGGGAAAGGTAAAGCTACTGTCAATCCATTTCTAACTATAAAAGAACTTATACTTCTAAATATAGGTACATCAGGTTGCTTTGCATAAGTTACATTAAGAGCTTTTTGTGTCGAATCAGTAACTAAATCTATAAAGGAACGAGCATCTGCAGGTTTAACATTACCTGCATCATTTAATAAGTCTCTTATCTTACCATCTCTTAGTGTCTCAAATAAGTCTATACCATATTCTCTTTTAGTAAGTCTATCTAACTCACCTAAAAATGCACCACGTCTAACTAAAAATTCCTGCCACCTGTTAGGTATATTAAGAGCCATGACAGCATCTTCACCTTCAGTTAATAGGTTATCTATTAAACCACCTTTACCACGACCTGTGGCTAACATAATCTCGTTTATGTTATTAAATAGTAAGTCAAATTGACCTGCTAATTCAGGTCTTTCTAATATAAAATCAACTACTTCTTTTGTTTCTTTAGGATTGTCAAACATATACTTCATGTTTGCAAAACTGTCTTTCCAATTATTAGTAAAACCAATAGGTGAGGCATCTCCAATAGCATCAAAGAAAGATTTGTCTCCTATCTTAGCTACATCAGGCATCTTAACACGTAGAGGAGATACACCTTTGACTGCCTCTAAATAATTACCTTTACCTACCTGATATAGAGTAGAGTCAATAACATTTCCTAGACTCTCAAGAGGTGCTCTAATGGTAGAGGATGTTAAGTTACGTGCTGCAGTGGCTATTTGTGATACTAAACCACCTCTTCTAATGTTCTCAACTCTTTGTATAAAGTTTCTAATACCATCTTGTGCTTCTATCGTTGCCTTTTGTTGCATTGCAACTTTTTCATTTACAGGTCTAGCTCTTTTTATCTTGGATAATTGTTGTAAAACTTTACCTGCTTTAGAACCTGAACCTGCTACAGTTAAAATGTATTCCTCAAAAGATATATCGTACTTATTTAGCATGGTATATAATTTATCAGTAGCTATTAAATCTTTTTTAACTGTTAAATCAAGCAGATTATCTATAATAGGTTTATTGTTGTTAAATGCTGTTGGAAACATCTTTTTAAAATCAGAGGCAATAGCTACTATACCATCAAACTTTTCAGGTTTTAATATAGGCTCAAACAAAGTATCACCTTGACCAAACAATACAGAGCTTTCGTCTACATCTGTTGCTCCAGTTGCTTCAACCTTTATCTTTTCAGCAAGGGTCATATCCTTTTTTTCTTTTCTACCTTTAACAAGCTCAATGGCTCTTTTATTTCCTGCCTCTCTTGCTAATTTATAGTCAAGTGTTTTGTTACCTTTACTGTCTGTTTTTGATATGGTTGTACCTGCATTCTTTTCAAAGGCAGTAATTAGTTCATTGGCTATGTCTTTGTTACCTTCAGCTACCTTTTTAGCTTCAGCCTTCTTGTTAAGTAGTTCTTCAGCAGTAGCGGCTTTCATTTTACTTACATTAAGAGTTCTATTCCAAGCCTTTTCTGCCTTCTTTTTATTCTTCTCTGCTTTCTTAGCTAGTTGATTAGCTATTCTTTGATTAGCTTTAGGTATACTATAAAATAGTTTTTGTGTCTGTCCTAATATAGGTATAACTTCGGAGAACTCTAAGAAAGCCATAGTTCCTTTGCCTACTTCTTTTGATAAAGTTTTGGGGTCTATAGGTTTATAAGCCAAGCCTCTTGCTTTATTAGCACTAGCAGTAACTGTATTATATACATCAGGCATAGCCTCTTGAGTTTCTTTAGCAATCTTTTCTATTGCATCTTGATAAGCAGCTCCTGTGTAATTTAATCCCTTACCTATAGATAATAACAATTCAAAACCTGTAGGACCTGTCATCTCAAAGAACTTTTTAGTTAAACTTACACTACCATCTTCATTCTTTTCAGGCATGTCCTGTATTAAAGTATCTATAGCCTCATACTTTTCTTTTTCAGTTTGACCCTCAAACAAATCCTCTTCATCATTTAAGTTCTTAACTCTACTATAATCTTCTGCCTCTCTAGCTTTGGCTTTTTGTATATTTGTTGATTCAGTTTCTGTATTATAGGCAAACCCAAAAGGACTGTCACCTGATGTTGTGCTAATATGACCTCTAGTAACTGCCTCATCACCCCCGGGAACAGGGTTTACCTCTGACACAATACCTATATTTCTAGCAGCATCAAAGTCTACAAGCTGTCCATTCTCAAATAGTTCAGGATACTTTTCTTGATAACGAGAATACAAGTCATCTTGGCTAGGTGGTATATCTTTCTCTACCTCTGCCTTAATTTCATGGTCTTCTTTTACATTAGTATCACCACTAGTAGTCTTCTCAAAAATATTTGCATCCTCACCTTCTGACTCTAGCAATAAGTTAAGCTCATCATCATTGCTGATAAGGGATGCATCATTTTGATTTTGTTGTATAGGGGGAGTTTCGCCTGTTTCTGTATCAGATAAAAGGCTTTTATAATAATCTAAAGACTGGTCCATTATAATACCTTAATTTATAAATCTGTTTCCTGTCCAAATAAACCTTTGTACTTTATTAGGAATATTAGGAACATCGTATTCAAAAACTGTTCCTTTAGCTATCCTATTAGTATAGGCGTATTTACGTAATTTTCTTAATTGTTCAACACCTAACGTACTATCTGCAGGTATGTTAGTTATGTTACCAATTAAACGTGTAGTCTCTGCTTTTGGTACGTACTTCTCAAAAATATCATCATCTTGGTCATCTAAACTTTCAAGGTACTTAACACGTATCTCGTCTTTATAAGTTTTCCTATCTTGAGCTTGTTTAAACTTCTCTGCTTTTATGGCATCAAATAAAATTGGCTCATCAGTAGCACTAATACTTTTGTATTTCATCTCTAATGCTTTTATAACATTGTCCTGTGTGTTAAAAAAGTCTGCTTCATTACCTTCAAATAAAACTTTTATTTCATCACCTACAGATTTAATTAACCCACTCTTTTTTAAGGCATCATCACTTTTTCTTTTTATAAGAGTGCTTATAGTCTCTTTACTAAACAAAGATTTCTTTTCACCTGTACTATCATTATCTTTTTTCTGAGCCTCTAAATGTTTATCTAGATATTTTTTAGCTCTTTTCTTTAAATCTGCTTTTTTTGCAGGGTCAGTTTCATAGTCAGATGCCATTTCTAGTTTAACATAAGCTGCCTGAAAAGAAGATGCATCATCTATTTGATTCTTCTTTTTATATTCTCTTGCTTCCATGAACTGATTAAAATTTATCTTAGCTCCGGGTACAAAAGTATCAAACTCTTTATTCTTAGGTATGGGAGCTGCGGCATCTGCTTCTTTCATTATCTGCTCACCTACTTTAGGTTTAAATAATGCAGTATATAATCCACCTGAAACATCTGTATCTTTTGCAGGAATAGCACTCTTATATTTAACAGAACCATCAATAAAGTTATTAAGAAATTGACCTTTGTTTACACCTGTAGGAAGGTTAAAATCTGCAAATTCAACAGCCTTAGATATATCAAATTCATCTCCTAGAGTGGTTTTACTTTTATACACTTGGTCATAGAATTTATTAGCATCCGAAGTATTATTACCAACTGCTTTATACATTTGTATAGCCTTACTTGTATCACCATCAACTAGAGTAGCAAGTTTAAGAATACTCTCTCTTAACTCATCTTTTTCTTTGTCAACTCTTTCTATGTCTGCTCGTCTACGAGTAACACGATACTGTGCCATACCTTGTATTCTATCTTGAGTACGTTCCATATCTTTTTTTAGTTGGTCATCAACGCTTTTAGCTAAACCTGTAATAAATCCTGAAGCAAAACTCATTGCTCTCTCCTAGCCATTAATCCCATAGGTTCTTCTTCCATTATTTCTTGAGGCATTTCCATAGACTCTTCTTCATTTGTTATTTCTTCTTCCTCATCAAATAACATAGCCTCTTTTTCTTCTCGTCTTTGTGTTAATTCTTTTCTTACGTTTTCAAGAAGTGTATCTCTTGTCTTACCCTTATTAGGATTTTCTAATCCACTATCATACTTGATACCTGAACTATCCCCTACAAGCATAATCATTTCCATAATAAAGGGCATAACTAACATACCTGTGTCTACGCTGTGAACACCTTCCATGACACTGCCTAATTGCAAGGTATTAGCGAGAGTTGTTACAGGTACACCCATATCTAAAACATCTACAAGTTGGTCTGTAAACTCCTCTGTTGACATTCTATCTAAGTAATACTCTACAACTTCATCCACTGTTGTATATTGTGGTGGATTTAGCCAAGGTCTGCCATTTACTTCTGCTGTTAATGACTGTCCTGCGATAGGACCATCAAGCAGTGGTTGATTTATTTCCGTCATCTTCTAATATCTCTTGTCTTTTTCTACGTAATATAGATACGTGTTTAGCTACACGTTCTGATGGGTTACTTACCCCTGCTTCTTCTCTAACTTTACTAGGTTGACTACGAGCTAATAGTCCACGAGTGGCTTTAACATCTGTGTCTTCGCCTTCTTCTACTTGTAAGTTTCTATATAATCTAATTGCAGGATTAGTTTCAGGCATAAGATACCAACCTTTCATTCTTTATTATTGTATTCATAAGTTTCTTTGTAATGTATTTTAGAATTGGTTTATTACTAATAAACTTAGCATATGACTCTCCATGCTTTTCATATAATTTCTTAAACCACTTAGGTGCTTTATATTTTATCCACATACGGAATATAAACCAACGAGAATCACCCTTGCCATACACTTCTCTTGCTACCCAACATATGCCTGACATTATGTAAGCACTACCTAATGTACCAATCAAGCTACCAATAGCACTACCTGCTGCAGTTGACTCTCCACGTTTAGCTACTTCACTTTGCGTGTCAGCATTTAAGTTAGCAATAGACATATCAGCATATCTATTAAGCTCATTTTCAGCAGATGTCCATGCCCACTCCATAGTGTCTGCATAATATTGCCATAAGTTGTTATAAGATAAATTAGATATATTTAGTAAGTTGTTAGCATTTAGCTCGTTAATTCTGTTAGTAGAGGCAGTATCAGCAGTTGCTATTTGTCTTCTCCACTGTGCATTGTTTTGGTCAATCACTAATCTATTCTGTGCGTTAAAAGTATCTCTTTGATTATTTAACTCTGCATTAAATCTCTCTAATACATTTCTCTGCCCTGCATTATATTGTGACTGTGCATTTGCCTGTGTCGCATTAAACTGTGCAGACTGTGTAGCTAAGTTAGCAAAGAATTGGTCTACTTGATTCTGGCTAGATGCATTAAACTGATTACTAGCATTTGTTGCCGCTTGGTCTGTAAATAGACTTTGTACTCTTTGTTGTGCCTTAAACAATTCTACTTGTTGTTGGTTACTTAAATTAGCCATGTCTTGTTGTAGAAAGTTCTGTGCATTTTGTACTGCGGCTTGTTGTCTAGCACTCAAATTAGCAGTATCTAAACTAGCAACAGCAGATGCTTCTGCCATAACTAACGCTTGATTGTTAGATAAATTTTGTAAGTTAACAGAGTTAGCAACCTTACTATTCTCTAATGCAATTTGTTGTTCAGCAGTAAAGTTTCTATTTGCTATGTCAGATACTTTAGATGCATTTAAAACTCTACCTTGAAACTCTTGGTCAAACTCTTGTCCTATAAAAGCTGCTCTTTGTTGAGCAGATAACATAGCACGTTGTTGTCTATTAGATAAGTTCTGTGCTTCAAAAGTAGCTACAGTTCTAGCATCTGCCTGTGCAATAGGTATAGCTGATTCCATCGCAGCTTGTACAAGTGCTTGTCCTGCAATACTAGAAGCACCTAGACCTCTTTGTTGCATGACTGCTTGGACACCTCTGATTGCTCCTGCTGCCCATGCAGGTGGATTTGTTGCATCAAAGTTAGCAGTTAGAGTTGCTAGTTGTCCTTGAACAGTTGCTTTATCGGTAGGAGATGCAGTCGCTGCCTGTATCTGTTCTGCAAATGCTTTTGCCTTTTCAGCATTAGCTATAGAAGAAACTAACTCACCTGCCTGTATCTCTCTTTGAACAGGGTTAGTTAATATAGTAGCATTGCCTTGAGCAGCATTTAAATCGCCTACAGCAGACTTAACTTGTTGTGCTGCCACTACCTGTGCTTTGGGGTCTTGTGTTGCCTGTGCTGCTTGAACTGTGTTTAACGTATTGCCTACATTTGCAGAAGCAGTTTCTGCTGTCATCACATTAGCATCCATAGTTGCAGGAACTTCTGCCATAGTTGTTGTAGCCATAGCTGTAGGCACTGCTACTGCACCTGCTACTTGTCCTTGATTCGTTGGTATGAACTGCCCTGCTTCCTGTCCTATGCCAACACCTTGTATTTGTGTTCCTTGAGGCAGAGCAGGTGCAGATAATCTTTGTGCTGTAACATCTGTTATATCAGATGTAGTAGATATATTCTGTATAGGAGCAGGTTGTGTAGGTAAACTACCCTGTGGTGGTATAGGTGCAGGAGTAGTCACATCTTGCAGAGTTTTAGGTTGTGGTCTGCCTCCTTCAAATACACCTTTTATTTGTGGATATTTTTTATATAACTCTCCATAATCCATTGAAGATTCAAAACCTTCAGGAAACTCTTGACCACCACCACCTGATATAGAGTATTGATTAGTTGTAGGATTATACCCATATCTCATTACGGCAACACCTGCAGGACCAAAAGGATTATTAGGGTCTGTTGGTGGCATAATAGGACTTACATAACTAGGAGCACCTAAACTACCCACAGATGAACCTAACGCTCCTGTACTAGCAATACCACCTAATCCTGCTCCAATTAGACCACCTGTCTGCATATTAACATAACCACCCTCTGCCATCTTTCGTGCAGCATCTTCATAGACAATCATCTGTCTTTGCTTCTCAGGGTTTTGTTGCAGGTAACTATCAAAGTTTACCATGTCACCACTGTAACCGAGACGATTAGCTATTTTCTGCATTCCTTGTGGCTTAAAGCCTGTAAACATTGCCATTATCTACTTCCTATCAATACCTTATCTAACTTATCTTCTAATCTTCTTAGTGCATCCATCAACTCGTGCATATCATCCTTAACGTCATCCTTACGTGCATACTCTTCTCTAGTCTTGTTCAAGAGTATCTGTATGCGTTTGACCTCTTGGAACATCTTGTTAAATGCCCAACCGAATGGCACAACGACCATAGTCAGGATTATGTTCCAAAATAACATTGGGTCTATGCTGTCCATGTTAGTCGGCATCCTCTATTGTGTTGCCTTCAGCTACCCATTCTTGGATTGCTATATATTCTGTATTCTTAGGGTCTGTAGGCACACAACAATGTCTACCATCTATAACACATTGAATGGAATCAGGTGTTCCAGTCATTTTATTTGCAACCCATTTTACTGTTCCAGTAATATTAGCCATATTAACCCCTATAATTCTGCTGTAAATGCTACAAATGCAGGGTCAGTATTTCCAGTGACATGGCACACTTCTCCTGCTGTTAATCCACTACTTACAGCGGCACTTAAAAAACCACATTGCGTAGAACCACTACCAAAAGAAGGCACAGAAGCTAGGGTAATGTTAGTGTTATTTGTATATATTTTATAGTCTGCCGCTGTTCCTGTTGTTTCTAAAGTAGGTGTAGTTCTCATAGGTGGAAAAAAATGGAAAGTGCTAGTTGAATCTGTTGCATCTTGTGCTGCTGTGTCAAAAAGTGGGAGTGTATGGTTATTTGACCTATCGCCTATACTTTGATAATACCTTTTGCAAAGTTCTAGTTCTTCCCCAAATGACCTATGCTCAAATGGTGTGGCTTGTGAGCCTACTTCCATCTGTAAGCCAGTGATAAAAAATGTTCTATCTGTGCTATCTAAAAAAGATGTTTGTCCGTCACCTATTCTTTGATTATGTGTAGAGTGATAAACATTTTCAGTAAATGTACCACCACTAAATGTTGAACCACCATGTAACCAAATACCCAAAGTAAAAGCATGAGTGTTGTCATCATCTACTGGACTACCTCCAGTGTCACCTGTAAATGTAATTATTACTCTTGTCCAATCTGTAGTTACATTAAATGTTTTGCCAATGTTTCTACCATCTTCTTCGTTTCTCCACTCAAGAGTATAAGTAGCACTCGCATTACCTTTAACATAAAATGAAACAGTTATTGATTCAGCAGAAGAAGAGCCATATCTTAATTGTTGCATATCTTGACCTTCAAACTTGGTCTGCAAAATTAATGCTTCTGAAGCAGATATGGATGTGTCTGCTGTAGTACAAGTAAGTTTCATAGCATTGGCAAACCCATCGTGAACATCTGCAACTTGTTCCATGGTAAAACGACCTGCTGACGTTGTTGTAAAATTAAATCTATCAATAGTGGGATATTCTTCGTTAGTTCCTCCAACTCCAGTAGCACTTGTTGCTCTCTGTGCTATATTCATCGCACCATTGATAACCATATTCCTTCGCCCACCAATCTGACTATTGGTTAGGACTTCACCCATCTTTGCTAATTCTGCTGCTTTGGTCATGCTAAGTCTCCGTGTATGGTAACGTGTTGACCACCATCAGTATAACCACTTGCATCAGCAGCATATACTCCTGTTTCAACACTTCCTGCTGCTTCAGATTGGACTAACGTAAATCTAGCTAAATTTCCAGATACTTGAACTTCAACTGCATAATTAGCACTTCCCATATCAGAAGCTATAGTGATTGTTTGTCTGCCTGTAGCTGTGTCTGCCATAGAAGTGACATTAAAACTGTCATTTATAGTTGTTCCATCTGCTGATGTATCAGACCACACCTTTGCACTACCACTAGCTACAAAACTCGTAGCAATACTATTATTACTACTTGCATCTGTTAATGTGTTTACTCTTAATATACTAGCCATTATGCGAGGTCTCCGTGTGTAGAACTA